GGGGTGCGATAGTTCTCCAGGTTGTCCAGCAGGGCGTGACACGGTGACGGATTTTGAACTTATCAGTGCTACTTCTAACACTGACACGTCCGTTCCGGATTGCTCCTCCAACTAAGGCAACCATAAGACCGCTTGCATTGTAGAAGGTTTCCCTCCTACGATTGTAGTGGCGGAAATAGAGCTGCTGGTCTTCTGATATAGGCATACGGATCGAATCGGAAACTTTGGCGAGAGCTTTATATTTTACGCTCCCGTTACGGTCCCGATGTAACCCGATCGGTGGATATGGCGTTTTGATGCCCTCTGCGTCACCATCATGGAAAGGAATAGGTAGATAATCTACCTTCCTCTTCAGCATGGATAACGTTTTGGTCAAAATCACGCCACTCTCCGTCGACCACCTAATCAGACGATTTATAGTGGAGTAGACATCAGCACTTGTTTTAAGGGATTTACAGTAGACGCCACGAATGTTATGGCCTCGAAAGTAGTCCCCGCCGCAAGATTCTCGGAAATAGCCTGAGTTAAATGACTTTTGGTCATTCACAACAAAACCAAACATCTTGAGTGTCCTAACGACGAAATCATAAGCGTCCTTTCGGACAATGATATCGTCGCCAAAAACAGCCCAATTTGTCGGTCCGTTATGATCGTAGCTGGGAGAAATCCCAAGCGTGCGGTAACAGGCTACTACGATGGTCGAGAAAATGAGTGACTCTAAAGGGAAAGTAAAACCATTCCCCATAGAGCTAACCATGTGAAGCTCGTTCGACGTGCCATCTGGGAAGATGACATGAGGTGACCTTGCGAGTTCCAACCAGAACAATAGTTCATCTGGCAGGATTAACCGCAGCATCTTGAGCGACACACTGTCTGACGCACTTGATAGGTCGATGGTTCCAAAAGAACCGTCTATACTACCTCGACGCGCCAGTTGTCTATTGAGCTTTGGCTGTTGAGAGAGGTCAATCTTAAACCTTCTCTTCAGTTGCTGCTCTAGGACAAAACCGATTCCTTTCTGAAGAAAC